TCTTGAGTAGCTTTGGTTGGCTTGTGGCACTGCTTGATAAATCGCTGGCCACTCCAGCTGGTGCATCCCTTGGAGTTCTTTGGGGACAATTGGGCGACCTGGCCCTTTGCGCATAATGACCTGACCATGCTGGTTAATGATGGATTGGACATGGTTGCAGGCTTGGTCACAAATGTCTTGGACTTGCTGTTGTTTCTTATCGCTTTGGCGGTCAGCAGCTGCTTGTCTTCGGTCTTGTTCTGACGACATGGCTGGAATGGCCACCCTACAAATGATCTCTTGCATATCGCCAGCTGGGGTGACGACTATTTCTGGGAATGTAATACTGTCAAATTTGATCTCTCTGAATACTGGCTCATAGCGCGTTTTGGTCAGCTTCAGATACCGCTGGTTGTCTTCATCCATGAAAAGCACGCCTGTCAGGGTTGCATCGCCTGTAAAGGCAGAAGCTCCACGGGCCATGGCATCGGAGTCTTGGCGGGAGATTGTTTTGTTTGTGTGGGTCAGGATGCAGACTGGCGCTTTTTGCTGAATGAAGATGGTCTGCTTGATGGCGGCAATATATGCACCCACTTCTGAGTTGTCATTCTCATTGTCAATATCCATGGTCGCATTAGCCGTGTCTAGAACCAATAATGGCTTAATGCCATTAACAGTGTGGCGCTCAATATTATGTGCAAGCCTTAATAAATCTTTGACATTGGACCTTCTGGCATCAATAACCACAAACCAGTCGTTTAGGTTTTTAATACCATAATGCTTTGAATATGCAAATAGTGTTCGGATTATCTGGTCCGAGTCTTCTGTCACGATAATCGACTTGCGCCTGGTCTTTGAATGAATCTCGCAGCCTTCCACTGAAAACCCTGCCATGACCATGCACATGGACAGGACTGCCGTGGTCTTACCGACACCAGGCTGACCGGCCAAGATGAAAAACGAATGGGCCATGAAGCCTTCGATCAGGTAATCAATGGGATTGAGCTTTGTCAGGTCTAGGGCAAGCTCTGGCCATGACGGGTCTGGTGCATCGGTGGCCACTAACGCTTGGGTTTGACTGATCACTGCTGCAAAGTCTTCCACGGCTGACTTGCGCTCGGTCTGCTTGGTTGGGGCTTCCCACCCAGCATCTTTGGCGTGTTTGTACAGAGTGCCAAGCCCCACACCTTTGCCCTGGTGAAAGCTCTTCCAGTGGACTTCAATGTCTTTTGTGCCTTGGAATTTCTGGCCAGCCATAGACCATGTCATCCATGGGCCAAGACCGGCCTCTCCGAATTCTGTATGCAGCGCTTGGCCCAGCTCGATCCACTGGTCATAGTCGCAGTCTGGGCTGATGTGGTGCAAAGCCTTGACCGCACGATCAAGATCGCTGTCTTCAAGCCTTGAACCTAATTGGGTGAAGTCAAAGGACTGTGTGGCCACTGGTGCAGGCTTTGGCTCTTGCAGCTGGTGCTGCTCAATGATGCCCCAGTCTTGGAGCAGGGCATAAAGGTCCACGGCCTCTTGGAATTCACCGACCACGGCATTGCCACTGAGTAACACTGACTTGCCGGCACTGTTTGGGAGACCGAATACTTCAAGCTCTTGGCCGCCACCCAGTTTGTACTTCGGTAAAACTTGGTCAGCTTCTTTGGGTGGTGAGACCCATAGAAAGACATGACGGCCACGGCCTGAGACAGAAACCTCGGTCAGCATCTTGTGCTGCTTGACGAATTTCGCCATGCGCTGGATGGCCACATTGGTTGGGCCTGATGCGTGCTTCATATCGACATCGAGGCAAACCAGAAAGTTGCCTGATGCGCTGATGATGGGGCGCTGCTGGACCAGGCCAAGATACTGGCCATGTGGGGCTTGCTCCATGGCCCAAACGTCTTCAGCGTTATAGAGATCGCTTGGGTCTGTATCCCGTGCCACGCCTTGGCCGCTTCGCTTGTATGGGATTTTTTTAGACCCTTGCAGGGCAAACGTGCAAAACACGGCATCAGGGGCGACAGCGCCAATCTTGCAGGCCACTTGTTGGGACTGGCTGAATGTATCTGGCAGGGGTGTTTCAGTTATAGTTGTCACTGAAATTCCTTTAAGTTGGGGTTTCATTTGTAGTTGCCATGAGATTGACTTTTGACCTGGTAGTGTTTACGCGCTATCAGGTCTTTTCTTTTGGCAGGGATTGGATTCTATTCTTTAAGTGTTTTTGGCTTTGAGTGCGGCTTGTATGCGCTGAAATGCCACAAGATAGTTGCCTCGCTCTGCAATCTGACAAGCTTCCAAAAAGTCCTCATCCGTGAGACCAACCCATGTGCGCTGTGGTGGGGTGGTGCGAGTTAGATGCTTCAGCCAATCAGCCTGATACCACTCATCTTGTCCGTTGATACGCAACTTGATGTCAGTCATGTGAGCGTGTCTTGCTCGGTCAATTAGCCGCTGAATTGAATCCACTTGAAGGCTATTGATTTTCTCGTCAGTGATGAGCCACGCCACAGGCTCTTGCTCTGGCTGTGCTAAGGCTTCTTTGATGGCGGTGATGGCTTTGCTCAAAGCGGCATCAACCTGATATGTTTTCCAAGCCTCTTGTGGAGGGTCAGATAGCAACCACACGCCATGAGAATGTTTTGCTAAACCCATTGCCTCCAGCGCCAGCTTCAATGCTTCGTCTTTAGTCATTCTTTGCTCCTTACCAAACTAGATGCAGCGACCTTCTCACCGACTAGGTCTTCGCTCACCTCGACACCGAGTTTCAAGACTGCACTGGGGCTTTTGAGTTCCCACGCGATCAGCAAGTCTTTGAATGCCTCTTGGACCAGCTTCTCATCTTTCCAGAATTTGGTCTTGCGGCCTAGACGCATGGTCCAGCCTTGAATCGACTTGCCATTGGCCAGTTGCTCTTTGGCGGCAGACTGCACCATCTCCGCCCATGCGGCCACCAGAGCAGCGTCATCGAGCATGTCGGGGGTGACAGTCATGTCAGGCATAAAATCGCTCCTAGCAGCCGTTTGGACCTTCTCACGCATGCTTGGACAGATGGTCTTGGCCTTGCAATACCGGCAGGCATCAGGGCTGGGGCTTGTTGGTGCATCACTTGAGAGCGCCAGCTCGGCTGCCTCTTTCAAACGCTCACCATGCAAGTTCAAGCGGTTGCCCGACACTGTCCACTTGCTGTGGCCCACACGGGGCTGGTAGATGTGCATGGTGCATTCGATGGTGTTTGGCGCTTTGAGCTGGCGCATTGCACCAAGGGCATAGGTCAGCAGCTGCTTGTTGTCGGTGGCATCGACTGGGACTCTTCCGGTCTTGAGGTCTAAAATATGTAAGTGGTTGCCATCAACCAACACTGCATCGGCAGTCCCACCAAGTGCGGGATGCAAAGACTTTAAGCCTTCATCCAGATTGACCTCAATCAGCTTTTTCCTCGGATTCTCGACCAAAGTGTTTACAAAATCAGCATAGCCTTGGGCCATGGACAAGTGATCTGGGTCAGTTCCAGCTGGAATTTCTTTACCAGTCAGAATGATCTCTGACAGTTCATGGATAGCCGTTCCAATAGCAGCTGCTTCGCCTGCTGGCTCATAGGGCATGAGGGATTCGAGGCGATAACTGCCTGGACATTGCATAAAGCGGTCTGTGCGTGATGCTGACAGTCGGGCGTGTTTTCTGGTTTCGTGTTGCATGGTTTCTCCTAGTTAAATGATTTGTGAAATGATTTTCTGCTTGGCTATGACTTTGCCAAGAATTGTGTGATCGAGTGATGCCCTGACTGTCAGCAAGTAGATCAATGGCTTCATGCCGTTTTTGTTGATGTTTTCGACTCGGCTGCTGGCCTGCTCCAAGGCACTGGTCTGCCAAGTTGGCTCGACAAAGACAATCGTGTCAGCAGCTGACAAGTCAATGCCCTCACCGCATGACCCAATGTTTCCGATAAAGCACTTGGTCCGGCCAGACTGGAATGCGTCAATGTTCTTTTGGCGCTGGGCCTTGGGCGTGTCACCCACCACCATGACCGGCTTGTGTTCTTTGAGACCATCATTGAGCATGGCCACCACTTCTTTGTGATGGGCAAACACCACCACTGGCTCATCGGCCTGGAGCAAGTCGGCAATGAATTCAATGGCCAGTGGCGCTTTCCTGATGCCAGCCTCGCGCATGATCTCTGACAAGCCTTCAAAGGCCAAGAGCGCATTTGGGTTGGCCACCAATGCGTCAGCATCAAATGATTGCTCACGCTTATCCACCGCCAAGTCAAAGGTGATCAAGCTCACTTGTGGCTCTTTGTAGTCCATGAAGATGTCTTCTTTTTTGCGTCTGAGCATGTGGGGCTTGACCATGGCTTTCAGCTCTGGAATGTTTGACGCGCCAGACACATCAAGGCCGCCCCATGGTGGACTCCATGCTTTTGCGTATCGGTAGACAAAGTCAAACCAGCCGCCTCGATAAATGCCCAAGCCATGCAAGATGGGCCACAGTTCTGCTGGGCGATTTGGCACGATAGTGCCGCTGAGTGCAAAAACGCAATCAATCTTCTTCATGGCCAGCATGGCAGCCTTGGTGCGCTTTGCCTTTGGGTTGGCCAGCCTATGGCACTCATCCAAAACCAGAGTGTTATATCTGTCCACATTCGTAATGCCATACTGCAAAACATCGTAGTTAATGATGGTGATATCTGCGCTATTTACCTCTGAAGCGCCCTTCTTTCCATTGACCACATTCACCGAGACATTGGGCGCGAGCTTACTGAAAGCCGCCTCCCAGACTGTCTTGGCAATGGCTGGGCAGACGATGAGGGCCGGTAGGTTTTCAAGTGCAGCAGCTGCTGTGGGTAGCGTCTTACCAACACGGGGCTGGTCGGCCAGTATGGCCCTGCGCCTGGACAGCAAGAAGAGCTTGGCCTCTTGCTGATGGGGGAATAGTTGCATTTCGTTTTCCTCGTTTTAACTTGTCAGCATCATATCTGATTTGTGCTAAAGTGCAATTTCTGCAAACGCAGAAAACGATAAATCGTTAAACCTCGTAAACCCTTAAAAGGAAAAAACCATGACCAGAGTCGTAACCGGAAAAGTTCGTTTTTCTTATTTCTCAGCACTGACTGCTCGCAAGAATGAGATGAACGGCAAAGAAGAGTTCTCAACCCAAGTGCTTGTCCCAAAGACAGACCTTGACACTGTGAACCAATTGAAAGCGGCAGCCAAGGCCGCATTGACCGCCAAGTTTGGGGACAAAATCCCAAAGACAGTGCGCAATCCCTTGCGTGATGGCGACACAGAAGTCAAATCTGATGGATCACCACTGGGGGCTGAGTATGCAGGCCATTACTTTTTCAACACCAAAAGCACCAACAAGCCTGGTGCAGTGGATGCCCATGGCCATGACATTCTTGGATCACAAGATATTGTCTCTGGCGACTATGGCAGGGTGAGTCTCAATGCCTATGCCTATGACCAGGCAGGCAACAAGGGCGTGTCGTATGGTCTGAACAACATCATGCTGTTGTCTAAGGGTGACTCGCTGGGTGGTGCAAAGCCTTCAGCGGCCAGTGACTTTGGCGTGGTGGCCGGCAAAGGCTCTGCACCAGTGGCCGAGTCAGTCGATAGCGACTGGTGATTCCTCGATCAGTTTTTCAAGCGCCAAGTGCAATTGATTGACTGATGTCCACAATGGCTCAACAGTCCCAGACAGCCACCGGCTCACCTGGGACTGCTGGATGCCAGCCTCATTGCATACGGCAGCCATGGTGATCTTGTGAGCCTTGGCCTTTGCCTTGATATCGTGAATTGATTGCATGGTCGCATTCTAATTGCGGAATATGTATAAAAACAACATGGACAGAATTAGTTCTTGCGACATAATTAAATTGTGTCCTAGAATGTTACTACTGTTCAACTTAAACGAAAGAAACCGATGAAACCGCAAACCGAAACCCTCTTGGATTATTTGACCGCCTTGGCCATTGGCGTTGGCTTGGCTGCACTTTTGGTGGCATGGTGGTCGTCATGAAATATGGACCAACACCCCCATGCCCAAAAGACTTGTTCCAGTTTGAATGCTCAGTAGAAGATGTCGATCTGATCTGCTTTCTGGAATACAGCCCAGAAGAGAAAGGCTCGACAGATTCCTATGGCTCACCCTATGAACCCGATATTGAAGAGTGCATGACACTCAATAACGCATACATCGCTGGCACTGATGTGGACATTGCCCACATGATCTTGCAGTCTATGGTGGACCACATTGAAGTGTCTGCGCTGGAGAAGTTTAAGGATGGTGATGAATGAGCTGGCTCTTTTCGCAGGCGCTGGTGGA